GTATTTGGAGTCCTGTCAGTTTTACTATATATATCAAGGGGTAGGTACGCAGCACGGAGGGCGTGCGCCGCAGTTGCGGAAACTGACAAGTGAAAATTAAATGCTTATTTGCTTATCTCGGGCTCTGCCCGAACCCGGTGTTTTCAAGGGTATAAGATTTCGGCTATCGCCGGTCGTGGATAGGGTGAAACTCGCAAGCTCCTTTCTTCACTGCGTGGCCGTCACTCACAAAAAAAGTGTGGGGTTACCACACTTCTAATTACTTGTTCTTAATCTTTGTCTGAAAAACACACTCACCGGTGTCAACATTAACAATCGATACAATACCACCTTTAAAGTCGGGGAAGTAACTTTCATTACGGCCGTTATTCATACGGATATAATCCATACAAAATTTACGACTTTCTGCGAAACCTTTACTAACTGAGTTTAACTCATCATCGAATTGTACATCAAACTTTTTCATATCTTATATATTTAACTTATTACAATACAAAGATAGCAATAATAAGCGATAATAGCAAGTAATTTAACATAAAACAAGACATTATTTGTTAACAAAATAAAAAAGTGTGACCGAAGCCACACTAATTAATAAAGAGATAAACGACTAAGAATAACACCGCATTAATCAATAACGGAATTACCTTCCAAGCAATAATAATACTAATAGCTATTAATATTATCTTCTTTGTAGACATAATAATAACAATTAATTAACACCTAAAGAAGTGAGCAGCGCAGTTAACGCAGCTACGGCTACTTGAGCCAGCACTTGCAATACACTTTTCTTTTTCATGCAAAAATACATTAAAAAATTAAACAAACAAAATTATAATCTAACTTTTGGCACACGACCAGGTTTCGACATCTTAGCATTACGATACCTCATCTGTGACTTTAGATTCTTTCGATTAGCGCGAGAATTCATAACATCATTGACAGAGCCTGTAACTTCACTGCCACCATGAACAGCTTCACCGAACTTATCCCAAAAATAATCAGTTGCCACATTATCAGGATAAGCCGAATTATACTCAACCAATCTACGCGCTTCACGATAACCATATTCAGAACCACGAGAATTCCAATAAGCAGAATTAGCATCATGCTTAGCTACATTTACATTAGCACGCGATAATAACGCAGAAGCATCAGCAGAACGAGCATCAGCAAAAGCCTTAGCAATCATCGCACGCATATTAGCAGCACCATACAATTTAACAAGGTTGTTGTCCAAGTCAGCACCTCGCTTTTGAGAACCAAGCAAAGCAGCTTGCGCAGCATTCAACTGATTTTGAACACCTGGGGCTTTTATACGCTCATCCCATGTCAATAACCCAACATCATTAATCTGCTGTAATTGGGTTATCTGTTGGTCAATCAAACCTATTTCCTTACGTATCTTATCCTTATCAGCCTCAGTCTTAGCGTTTTCAGTCAATTGCTTTTGCAATTCTGCCTTATTACGCTCTAATTCGGTCATATTACGAATATTCTTAGTTGTCGTGTCTGCGTTCACATTACGCGTATCAGCTTCATTTTTAGCAATCTCAGACTGAGCAGTTAAGCCTTGAACTAATGCCGATGCAGCACCAACAGCACCATTAACAGCACCTGAATAATCCGTTGCCTGTGTACTCGCTACTGATTGTTGATTACCTGCGTTAATCTGACCAAGCATCATATACGGGTTTAAACCTGCATTACCGAAACGGCCGACCTGAGCACTCGGCGTATTATACGCATTAGCCTTATCAACTAATTGCTGTTGCAATGCATTGTTCTTATCAATGCTTTTCTTATTCATAACCGCACTAGTGACAGTGCCTGCAGCTGCAATGATAGCAGGAAGAGCGGCAACCAATGGCGCAACATTCTTTCGGTTATCGAATTGAGCGAGGCCGAAGCCTCGTTCAATCGAATTCAAACTATTTAAAAACATACGCAATCAATTTAAGCAGGTGATGGACTACCAGAAGTAGGCGCAGTAGGAGCAGGCTCATCAGGAACAGGCTCTGCAGGAGCAGGCTCATCAGGGAATAACTCAGCAGCTACAGCGTCCAGATAATCGCGGACTTGCTGCAATTCAATCTCATTCTGATAATGACGGCTAACAATAGTTGCACGTATCTCATCATCTGTATAACCTTTATTACCACTATCATGTGGCACATTAACGACTAACTGAGTGATAACATCAGCTACTTCACGCGGAACGTTTCTATCTAATAGGCGCGTAATAATATTATCACGATGGCCGTTAGACAAAACAGGGTTAAGCTTTTCGAATAACTCCGTAGCTTCCTTATCAATAGTTTCAATGATAGACACATTAGGCGAATAATCATTAATAACGTCTACCAATTTCTTATTAATAAAACAATTTTTCATACACTAACAAATTAAAGACGTGGTAAACCACTAACAGACATATCAGTAATATAACTCGTTGCAAAGTGTGTTGTAATACGGAATGGGTCAGTTTTTTCTGTACCATCATAATTAACCTCAACAACATCATTTGTACAAGCTGGGTCTACAAACAAGAACGAAGCAGGAACACCATTATAATCAAATGTAAGAGGAGGAATACCGAAAACTTTACCAAATTTTCGATTATTCAAACCCATATAGTAATTAAATGGAGTAGGGCGATGAATAGACAACACTTGCATACTACGGCCTGTCTTAAACTCACCATGAATATAATCAGCACCTGCTTTAAACTCATGATAACGTGGCTGCCATCCATACACACGTGAAGTGTCAAAAGTACTCAAGCTATTACCTAATATAGCACCATTAGAAGCATCACGAGCAAGAGGAATATTTTTGTAATCCTTATTATACTCATCCGCTACATCATTACCATGCGCGCCATAATATTGGGCGATAGAACCATCTAACTCGGGCAAGCGATAGCCTGTAGTTTTAATCCATGGTGGCAACAAGCGAGAAAACTCGATTGGCTGCATGCCTAAATCTTCGGCTTCTGGCACAAAGTAATCTTCACGCGCAAACTTGGCATTAAAGGCATCTAATCCATCGGCATCATACAATGAGTTAGGAGAGAACCAAGAGATACACATTAATACACCATGTTCTTTAGCCGTAAAGTTAATATGTCCACTTTGAGAACTATCAATATAACTACCTTGCTGGCCGAAGTTCGTAGAACTATCATTAGTAGAGCCGTCAGCAGTAGCAATAACAGGACTTACCTCTAATGCTTTATTGAATCCACCGACATAAAAACTTTCCATCAAATCATCTGCCACTTCGACACCATAATGCGCTAACATCTGTGCCTTATAAGTCTTAGGAGCACGGCTCGTTATCTGTTGCATTTTATCGAACGCGAACAAATTACGTAATTGGGCAGCGGACACGGTGGTATAAACACCATTCCTATCAGACATCACAGCAGTATCAGCAGAATTCGTAAGATTATAAGACTTCATAGGCGTGCCATTCAACATTTCACCAGACGTGCCAACAAACGTACGAATAGTAGAACTTACATCATCAATAAAAAGAGGTGATGGGTGGATATTACTCAACAAATCCTTTTCATACTTAATATAGCGTGGCGAAAAAATATCTAAAGCACGATCTAATGAAGCAGCATCAGAACCAAACGAGAAGACACATTTACCAGTCGTAGGGTCTAACAAGTCATCTACATTATAAGAGCGAGGGTTAACCTTTTCATAGTTAGTGTCCAAAAAATGGTCTTGATAGATTTTTTGATAAGCAAGCCAATAAAATAGATTAGCTTCATAGTTTACCATCTCACTCGTAACACTATCAATATTAATACTTTCGCCGATATAAGGCATAGCACCATATTTCATCATATCGCAAAAGCGAACGTAAGAGGGCAACAAATCATAACCTAATACGTCAAAAGCATTAACAGGACGGCGCAAATACTGACCAAACGGACGTTTAATATAAGAACCGCCAGGAGTAGCAGCCATCTGCTCGACAACAGACAAAGGGGTAGCTACACGAGTACGATTGCCGAATGTACCACCTGAATGGAAGCCATTAGAAGAACCACTCTTAAGAGAACCATCAGAAGCATTAACAGGGTTAACAACAGCCAATGAATTATCAGGAAGAGGAATGCCTGCAAAGCGGCAAAAAACTTCATAAGGTTTAAAAGATGGTGCTTTCAAGCGAACACCATTAGCAAGCTTGACAGAACTTAACGAAGAACTCGTTAAAGTATTCTTTGGTACCAAGCCACTGAAAAACGCTTTAGAATATGAATACAACAAACGAGTAGGCACGAAGAAAAATGCCATGTTTTGCTTCATACCTAAAAACGGCCGACCTTGCAAAGTCTGTGCCTGGACAATAGTGGTAGTATCTACATTCACATTGTCGTGGGGGTTAAGAAACATCTGCATGACAGGTAACAGCATACCTGACGGCTGGGAGTAGATGTGAGTTTCGGAGCGGTCAAAACCATTTCGAGGGCGTTGGGCAGCACCTACACTAATTTTTGGAACTTTGGACATAATAATAATTTTTAATGAAACAATTTAATCTATTAAACTATCTAAGACATGTGCGTTTGCACGCTTACTTTTTGTGTGCAATCTCAAATCATCTTTAATCTTATCAGAATACTTTTTAAAATGCGGCTGATTACATTCTAACAATTCAGCTATCTTTTTATCTCGACGAAAACCAAAGCGATCATACAAAGAGAATATAGGAACATTATAACTTGCGGCTATCCTGTAATACTCTGGCATTTTCTCATCGATCATGCTAATATGCCGAGGCAACAGGCGTAAGAACGCATCATCAATGCAACACTGCACATCATATAGAGTTACATCCGTAGCATGAGGATAATACTCATCAGCAGGCCATACAGCATTATGATACAACGTGTCCATATACTGATATTGTTGATACAGCTGAAACTGCGCATACTGATAATGAAACCAATCTAACATCTGCATATAGTGGAGTGGGTGAGTATCGAAGTGTATACACCATCGTAAACAGGCACGAGCGGCAGCTATATCGGCGGAATGAAACCAAGAGTCCTCGGCGTTATAAGTATCGCCTAACTCATTAATAGCACGGGTAGGGTATAGCTTGGTATTCTTTTTATACCATTCCAGGCAGGCAAGAGAAGCAGCAGCGTCTACTTTTCCAACGCCATCGACTTTTTTATACTTGATAAATCGCGTATATACACGTAATTTATCCACATCAGATAGCGAGCCATACTCAAAACACTTTGGGAAATATCGACATACAACACTCGGGGGAATTGGGTAAACAATAGTCTGTTTTCCTTGCTTCGTAATAGTAGTATCACTTCGGAATATAGTTCGTTCAAGGTATAGTCTTTGTACTTTTTCTGGACTATACGACTTATAGCCGATTGCTGGGCCTTTAGAAGCCAGACAGAACGGGCGGGCAAATTTAGCTTGTAAAATTTTTGGCAAATCAGTAAAGCTAATAACATACGTTGTAACATAGCTGGCAGTTCCGCTGTCAGCAGGTTGGACATCGATATTCCCTTGACGGCACAGCGTCCAAGCCTTATGTATACACCTTGTTGCGTATTGGTACGCCTTTTCATCGTCAAACCAAAAGAAACCATGGTAGTGGGGTCGATAGGTGTGACTACCATATTCGCTACAGATGAAGTATCGAACGACTTGTTTTGCTTTTGCTTTTTCCTTTTCATATATTTTTTTGTAATGATTATAAATATCGAAATATAAATCGTATGTTTCTGTATCTAAATCGTCGAGCCAACTTTCAAAATCTTGTGATTTAGGGTTGTAACCGAGCCAATAGGTATAGGAAAACAACTTGTCATAGAATTTCAAACGAGCATGACGAAGCAACAACGAATTCAAGTAATAGCGAAAACGCTTCAAAAACTTTTGTACATCAGAACGTGAAGCCACTCCAACAGCGTCACAAACGTCAAAACGGGACAAAGCAGGTACATTACTACCACAATCCGAATAATGAACGGACACTTTTTCCGAGTAAGAAGTCTCATCGCAGTCGGGAAACTTAAATCCCTTCGCATCATCGAGTATATAGCGTGGAGCGTCCTCAGCAGGTCGAGCAAATGGAACATGATTATTATCGTATGTAAGGGTGAAGAACAATGCAAATCGATTATCTTTGAATTCTTGGGTAATACGAGCGCGCCATATCTTAGCTTTTTTATCCAAGCACATGTAACACTTACCACACGCATGGGCATACCAACGGCCATTTTGCCTAACCAAAACAGGGTCTACACAGGGCAATAATACCTCTTTAGGCTTTACAAGCGATACTAATAGATGCATTATTCGAGATTCATTTTAATAAAATCAACAGCAGCAGCGAACGAAGACAAAACTACGTATCGGTCGTTAAACTCAATGCGATAAATTTTTATCTCATCGCCAAACTTGTTTACACGAGTTTCAACAAACAACGTATAGTGTTGCTGTGTAACTTCTGGATAATGTAATTTATACAGCTTCATAGTGATTACCTACTTTTTTTAAGAACTGATTCTTATGAATAGTCCGATTAATTGAAAAATGTACGAACGTAGGATACAAGATAACTTGGCCGCATTGAATTACGTCAAGATTAGCTAATGACCTAATGCGTTCAAACAATTGACCTGGAGGATAAACCAAACTACGAATATCTGCAGCATAACCGAATAAATGGTCAGAAGTAGGAGAACCGCCGACTAATTCATTAACAACACGTGAACGATAACCACTATTAACAATTAACGGAATATCTTTCTTTGTTTGCCAGTCGCAAAGACTCTTTCTAATGACTTCCAGGGCTTCACACAACTTGAATAAGTGTTCGATAACACCATCTGAATCTTCAATAGGTAGATTGGCATAGCCATATTTACCGAATTTACACATTTCAAATAAATCGAAGTGAGGAGTTAACTC